TACACCAAATTTACCTGCAACTAATACTTGACTTGTTGCTACTTGTAATGCAGTATTAACTCCATCACCTGTTTGAATATTTATTAAACTTGCACTAACTCCTTCATTAGCAGATACTGCCATTTTAAGAAGTTGTTTATAACTATTAGATACTAATTTTCCTGTTAATGTACTCATACCATTTGCCACCATCTATCTTTTGTTGTATCATCCCATGTAAAATTAGATTGTTCCCAAGTTAAACTTCTACCTAAATCATCTATTCTTGCATGTCTTATAGTAGGATCTTCTCTTAAACTTGGAGCTTCATTTTGTGGATGATTTTTTAAATCAAATGCACCATCAAAACATTGAGGGCATCTTAATGTATCATAACTACTTAACTTCATAACTCTCATAGGATAAACAAATCCACAAGAATCACACATTGCTAATGCTCTTTTATTAGTAGCCATTATACTGCCCTTAATTTAGGTTTAAAATAAATACTTGCTCTCTCTTTGTCTTCTTCCATTGCTCTCATTAATAATTCTTCATAATTACTTTTTAATAAAGCTATCCTTGTTTCAGGTAAACCATTTCTTTTTAAAGACATATAGTATGCTAATCCAGCAGTTAAACAAGGTAAGAATCTAACAGGAGCATCTGCATTTTGTTGATAAGATTTATTTACATCTGCTACTTGTCTTATAGCTTCTATAGTTAAAATACCTGTAGTAACATTAGGAACAGGATATAAAAATAAAGTTGGATTAGATAAATTTCTTTTAATTGCATATTGTGTTGGTCTACCTGTTTGAGACTTTTCAGGTATAATATTATATTCTTCAAATGTTTTTCTTTCTAATTTTGTATCTGTTCCTGTTGCTGTTTCTCTATATGTAACTATTAATGTATCTGTTATTGAACCTGCTAAATCATATGTTGTTACACTTGTAGAAACTGTAACTGCAGTTGTAAAGGTACTCCATAATAGTATACCACGATTTTGCCAATCATTCAACATTAAATTTATAGAACGTCTAGCAGACTTAGGTTCATGTCCTAATGTTTGTTCACCACCTATCATTTCAGTAGCTTCTTGTATAATCTCATCTATATCAAGATTAAAATCATATGTACCTGATGTTGCCATTATTTTCTAGTCCTTTTTAAATATGCTTTAGCTGCTTTAGCTAATCTTGCTTGTTCTGGCTTCTTACCAAATCTAGCTCTTTGTTCTAATACAGTTAGTATTTGTATTTTTCTAGCATAAGGTTTTTTAATTCTTTTAACTTTAGCTATAGTTTTCTTTGCATCTGCTACAGTTGCATACTTAATACTTACTGTATCTCTAGGATTCTCGTCTGTATATAATCTACGACCAGAACCTTTAGGCTTTTTTCCTGTTCCTACTTTTGGGTCTTTTCTTTTTCTCATTCTTTTTCACATAGTTTGCAACTACCTTAGCTTGATTTGCATGAAGCTTAGAAGCTTTTTTTAATTGTTTAGTTACTTTTTTTAATCTTCTTACCATTTCTTTTTAATCCATCTATATATTGCATATGTACCTAAACCAAGTATAACATATAATATTCCATCAAACCAAGATATATTATGTATTGTAGTAATTAATTCAGGTGTTATGTTCATTTCTTTTTCTTTCTTTTAAATGTTCTTACATTTTTAGGTTTACCTCCAGGATTACCTGCAGCTCTTTTTCTTTTTACAGCACTTCTTATCTGTGATTTAGACATCCTATTAGCAGTAGCTCTAGGTACACACTTAGGATATTTTCTTTTACTTGTTTTAGTAGACTTTCTACCACAAGCTTGAAACTTTCCTTTTTTCTTTTTAGCACCTATATCTACCCAATCACCTTTAGGTCCTTTACCAAACCAAGCAGTAAGACCACCTGTAGGTTTAGGCATAGCCACCACCACGTTTTTTATAAGTACGTACTAACCATCCATTAGCATATGCACTTGGATAAACTTTAAACTTACGTTTAGCTTCTGCTTTTACTCTTGCATATAATGCAGGATTAGTTGGTCTTGCACCTTTTTTCTTTTTAGTTTTTTTCTTTTTAGCAGCCATTATTTTTTCTTCTTTTTTTTCATTGTTTTTTTCTTTTTCTTACCTCTGCCTAATAAAGGTACTTTACCTCCCTTAGCCATATACTTAGAACCTTTAGCCATGTACTTTGTACCTTTAGCCATATACTTAGTTTTTTTCATTATTAGTTTCCTCCTTATAAAGATTATTAAATGTTACATTTGGATCTGTATAACTATCATGTATTTCTGCAGAATGTATATATTGACTTGGTGCAAAATCTGGTGCACCTTCACCAGCAACCCATAATGCAGGATTAGTTACTCTAACTCTATTATTAGGCAGTGCTACAATATTACCAGTCCACTTACCAGCATCTGTTAATTGTAATACATGACTTTGCTTATGTTGTGCAGGGTCATCACTTATATAACTATCTGTATAATCAACTGTAAACATATACCTACCTTTATAAAACTCTCCACCTATTTTACAGTACCAAGGACTAGAACTTATTCTATCCATCACTACTACTGAGTGACCTCTAGAAGAACAATCCCAAGGTTGTGCTAAATGAGTATCCATTCTATCTGGCATTTTTTCTAGCACTTCATCTGCAATCAAACTTGTGATTGGAAGACGTGCCCACATTGCACCACCTACTGTATTTTCTTCTTCTTGTATACCAGTAAATACAACTTGAAAACTTAGACATCTGTCTGGTACTGTATTTACTGCAATCGCTAAACCATGTAAATGTTCACCATGATACTTTATATGGTTATACGTAAACTCTTTTCTTACCCAACATTTGAAATGTGGAATATTGCTTATTAGATATGACAATTAACACCTCCATCTTCTCCTTGCTTGTCTTAATCTTGAATTAGGATTTTTGGCTGCTTTAGGAAACTTTTTCATTTGTCCTGCAGATCTAGCACAAAAACTCTTTCTTCTTTTAGCTCTCTTTCCTGTTGGTTTCTTTTCTGTTACAGCAGTTTTTAATTTACTGCCTGGATTCTGTCTTCTATATTTAGCAACACCTGCTGCTGTTAGTCCAGCACCACTTTTGGACCACCACCAATAGTCATGCCTTTCATTCCTAGTCCTTTTCTTTTTCTTTTTTTAGCCACATGTTGCTCCATAACCTCTAAGTGCTTTACCAACACCTTTAGGTTTTTTTTGTATTCTCTTTTTAAGTTTTTTATTTTTTATTATTTTAGGTACAAATTTTTTCTTTTTTCTTTTTAATAAACCTAGTAGTCCACCTTTCTTTTTAAATTTTATTGGTAATTGAATTGCGTCTACTTCTTTAACACCTATTAAATCATCTTCTGGTATTTCTCTACGTAGTGGTTTAAATGCTTTTAAAGAACTTTTATATTTTCTTAATAATTTTTTTTCAGGTTCATAAAGTCTATCTCCTGTTCTTACAATAGATGGTCTAGCACCTTCATCTAATAAAGTTGAATTAACTACTTCTCTAGCAAAAGCATCTGCATCTGCATCATTAACCCCAGGTCTACGTGCCTTTATATCATCTATAGCATCTACATAAATATTCATTGCTCTATTTAAAAGTTCTCTTTCTTCATCTGGCAAATTAAGAAGTTGTTCTTTTGTATAATCATCAACTAATTTTACATTTATTTTTGATGGTTGTAGACCAGATACTCCACCACCTGCATCTATAAAACCTGGATCTAATTGTTTTAGTCTATTATAAAATGCAGTTTGAGCTCCTCTAATAGTATAACCTCTACCTTCTGGATTTGAAAATTCTGAAACACCTTCATCCATATAATCTTGTTCAAAAAAAGGAGTTCTACTTTGTTGTTGTTGAACTCTTTCCATTTCTGCTTGAGCTTTAGGATCTATTTCAGATGTTAATGCTCCTTCTTCATCTACTCTAAATCTTTTACCTGATCTTCCTGTAGTTGTACCCATAGCTTCATCAGGTATTTCTTTTT